CCATCTCGCCCGGCTGAACTAGAACATGCATGTGCAGATATAACTAAAATCAAAAAAATGTTAGGGTGGTCTCCAAAATCAAACCTAGTGCAGTGGATTAATGATAACAATATTTGACTATATAAACGATGTAATGTTTTTCAAGAGAAATACATTGCTGAGTAATGTTGACGACGAGGCTGCATATAACCCATATCTAGTCAATAGGTGGATTAGTATGTATTCCTCTGATTATGCTATTGCTATTAATAGTACTGTCAATTGGATGTATAGTATATTTGAAACAAAACGTGAACAGTATAGTTTTCTCGTAAATGTGCTACCCCAAGGTTCCCGCCGCCGAATACACTACATAAAAAAGAATAAAACACCACAGGAAAAGAAAATTTCAGCCGATACTATTAAACTTCTGGCTATCAACCTTGAATTATCAGAAAGGGAAATAAGTGCTTATATAGAATCCGGTTTAATAGACCTAAAATCATATGAAAAAAATTGAAAGACAAAGAGCTTCAATTGAAGGCCTCGCAGTCGCGAAGAGTTTAATTGATCTCGAAACGCATATTGAGGATACATTTACATTATTAGGATATAAACTATCACATTTGTTTGATAATATTATTTTAGCGCAATATGTCGATACTGAAGATAATGAAGTTGTTTCTCGTAATGGGATTGTTATTCCATTAAACGCCCAAACCAAAGCTTGGCGATTAGGACGCGTAGTCCTCGCCGGACCAAACTGTAAGATGACCAAAGTGGATGATATAGTGTGCTTCCCTAACGATAAAGGCATCCCAGTGAACAACATCCAGGTTGAAAATGTGGGTATTGTTAAGCACGGTATGTTCTTGGACGAATCTCGCTTATTTGGTATCTGTAAGCCCACCGACGATGAATAATGAAGGTCAGTCTAGGTCAACTTTGGGGGCTACTTCAGAATAATATAGCTGAAGTAAAATTCGCCCGGCGGATTGTAAAACCTGGTTCTCCAGGTACTAGACGTATGCTATGTACCAATAGCTATCAAGTATTAAACTCTACTGACGGTCAGCTATCTCTAAACTATGCTCCTCCCCGGCATCAACCAAGATTTGATCCTAAGAAGAAGAATTTAATTGTTACGTGGGATATATTTATGCAAGCGTTCCGGACTATTAACGTAGATCAGTGCGATTTGATTACATTGATACCAGATGACGAAACGTTTTGGGAGTATTTTAAAGAGAATGTATGGAATATGAAACAAGGCGACAAAACCAAGTTTATGAATTCATGATACACACTGATATAGAAGAATGTCTTAAAGGATTCTTACAAAAGACCATTAAGATACAGACAAAAGATAAAGTCTTGAAGGAAGGCCGCTTAATTCTATTTAACGTCAAAGATTTTTATGTGATATTTACATTTCGAACGATTAAAAATGAAATAAAAAAATACGAAATGCCCATTCCTTATAAGGTAGGCTCAAATAAGGATGACGGTATATTTGACTATCGCTTCCACCATCTAGCCCCAATTGGGGACCCTTTATACGTAAAGGTCAAATGTCTCAATTCCAATAAAAAATCAAAATTATATAATTCTGTTATAATGATTACTTCGGTTTGATATTGCTCGTATCGGTGTTATAATATACAAGCGTGGATAACAAAGCAGATCTATCATTACTCTTTCCAACCGGGTATACTCCAACCGGTATACAGTCTAGAACATTAGACCAATTAACAGCCGCTCTCAACAGTAAAGAAAAGTTTATAATCTTGAGCGCTCCCACTGGTAGCGGAAAAACTTTTATTGCTAAGACGCTTAGCAATGCTACAACACATTGTCCGGACGATATTAAGAACATATTGTATAATAATCGTATATATGACCGTGGCACCGACGGTCAATTCGTCCATGAAGAAGTCTTTAACCAATCTAAGCCCTACGGTTCATTTATATTGACCATTACAAAAAACTTACAAGACCAATATTTAAACTTCTTCCCTGACATGGCTGTACTGAAAGGGAAAACCAACTATCAGTCGACAATAGATGAAAGATTCGATGTTGAATTGGAGCACGCTATAATTCCTAAACGTATTGTTGATGAGCACCAATCCACCGGAAAGTGTCCTTACTGCAATGCACGTACAGCCGCGCTAGCATCCCAAACTGGCATCTTAAATTATAAGATGTTCTTAGCAACACCAGAATTCGTAAAAAGGCGCCAATTGATAGTATGTGATGAGGCATCCCAGCTCGAAAATGAACTGATTCAGCGATTCTCCTCAACTGTTGAATATAAGAATTTAAAACGGTTGGGTGTTTCTGCCAAGGCCCTAAGATCATCAAAACCGGAATACGTAAAGGCTTGGGTAGTATCTTTAATTGATGAGGTAACATCCAGACTACAAAAAATTACCAAGCGATGCGAACGTAAAGCAACAGAAAATGACAAGATCAGAATCAAACAATTGTACAGTCTTAGAAATTCTTTAGAAATAGTAAGCGCTCATTGGCACGATTGTGAATACGTGGTGGAAAAAAGCGAGTATGGTGTCACGCTCACACCATTAAGAGCAAATAAACTATCACAGTTTGTCTTTGACTTCGCGGATAAAGTAATACTCATGTCAGCAACGATTGTTAACCATCGCATATTTGCGAAATCACTAGGTATTAAAGACTATAAATTTATCGAGGCTAACTCAACATTCAATCCGGAGCAATCTCCGATTTACATCTCAACAAAGTACAGGCTCAATTATAGAAATTTGAATAAACTGCTCCCCAGAGTATTAGAACAAGTTGAAACTATCTTAGACGAGCATAAAGATGAAAAAGGCGTCATACACACTCACTCATTTAATATAACAAGAGAATTTAAACGGGTTTTGCAGAAATCTCCTCACTATAAAAGATTTTTATTCAGAGAGGATGGATCCGATAATGAACATATATTGCAAACACATAGCGAATCGCCAGACCCTACTATTCTCGTTAGCCCATCCCTATCATACGGTGTTGACTTAAAGGATGATCTATCACGCTTTCAAGTAGTATTAAAGCTACCATATCCACCATTAGGCTCAAAAAGAATTAAACAGTTATTTGATGAGGATAAAGCGTGGTACGAACATCAAATGTTCAATAATCTCGTTCAATCATGCGGGAGATCTACTCGCAACGAAGATGACTACTGTACAACGTATATTCTTGACGGAAATATAGGAAATATCATGAGTAAATCCGGACATAAGTTACCTAAACATTTTATCGACCGATTTATGTAATAAATATTTGTGTGAAGAACCAATCACACTATTTTGAGATTAAAGACATAATGACGCAGTTTATATCTGCTTTCGATGATGTAGTCATTAATCGATATAGCAGAGATAGAACCGTAACTGATAAGATAAAAGTCAGATATGTATATGCTCCCAAACAACGCGTTTTATCTGATCTCATAAACAAATCCCAGCATATAACATTACCGGTGATCGCTGTAACACAAGCCGGATACTCGCGCGACGAAGAACGCGTTTTTAATAAAATTGATGACACCTATCATTTAGGCTCCGACGGTAAGTCTCAAGAAAGACTACCACCACCCATACCCATAAACATTGAAGTCACGATGTCTATTATGACAAAGTATCAATCAGACATGGAGCAAATTTTACAGAATTTTATTGTATATTCTAACCCGTATATTGTAATATCATGGAGGTTGCCAAAGGATATTTTATCATCAGTACATGAAATAAGATCTGAAGTACTGTGGTCTGGTAGTATTGATGTTGATTACCCGTATGACCTCCAATCTAGCCAACCTGCTAGAGTTACCGCTGATACAACCTTTACAATTAAGGGGTGGTTATTTCCGTATATACCAACATCAACATCTGCTCCGATATACGAAATCAATACCACATTTACACCAGTTAGTGCTATTAATCTAATCGGAGGATATGATAAGAGTCTATGAATAAGAACAAATGCACAGACTATTTCACTGAGCTAAAGCCAGTCGACTGTTCCACGACATGTTGCGGAGCCACCGGTAGGTTCATATCCAACTATCCCGAGATCACTCGCATATATCCCCCAAATTACAAAGGATCTACCGAATACACTATGGTCCAAGGTTACACCGGCGTTGCCGTCATACAAGGATACAATTTTAACAGTACATTAGGAT